ATCATCAACCCAAGACACCTTTGTTAATTGCACAAAATCTTCTGGCATAACAACTCTTAGTGTTTCAGATAATTCTACCTCGATGCTTTCCTCTAACTTGAGAGCGCTATAATTAAGCTCTTGTAAGGCTCTTTTTGCATGATGCACAACCTGATAACGCTGCACATCATTAACAATCTTATCGTCCCCAACATTCATTAACATGAAGTTGTTCACTATATCTTTTAGCAGAACATATTGATATTCTCCATGTCTCGCTACGTCATCGTAATATTGTTGTGAGCTCATTTATTATGTAAGATTTTCTTTTTCGTACTCCGTTTTGTCTTGTCCCTCTGCCACAGAAACTACGTCTTCTGCTCTGATTGTAACACCAGCATATCTTAATATCTTAACTATCAGTTGAGTTTCCTCTTCTGGGTGTAACTCAAAGTCCTGGAAATCTGATGCAGTTGGATTATAAATAGGATCACCATTTGGGTTGCTTAAATAAGTCCATTTGGGTGTTAATGGGGTTCTGTAGTACACCAAATCAACATAGGCATCATATGGAGATACTTCGATATTTTCTCCGAACCTTGTGTATACTTTATATGTTTCTGAAGGAGATGATAGGTTCGCTTGATTTAAAAAGTAAAACTCAGTCTTATCAACTTCCTCTACAACAGCATCTCCACACAAAACAGTGTTGATCATGTATAAATCACTCGGTAATGTCAACTGATTATTTCCTGCTGCACTTAGAGATACTTTTTCTGTAAATATATCTAGCTTGTGCGATATGTCTTTTACCTCATCAGTTGCCCCTCTAGACCCTCTTCTATTATTCTTAGCCATCACAGCTTTTCTATAGTTGTCAAAGTACTCCTGATAGATTTCTAACTGTGCTGATTTTGCAAATAGATTAAATTCGCTAGGTGAGATATACCCACTATTATCCTTGTCTATGATAGATAATACTGTATTTCTAACGCTGTTAATCATCTCTTATTTTTAAGCAAATTTACGAAAAAAAGAAACCCCTCTTTTATGGAGGGGTTCTGTATAAGACGTTGAAGTAAGATTTATATCTTCTTCACAATCGCTTCCATTAAGTCCATCCCTTCGTCCGTCTTAAAGTAAGATGCTAAGGCTGCAATCGGATTATCTCCAAATTTAACAGTCAACACCTTTTGCTCTGACTTGTCATTCCAAACAACAGTTCTGTTGTCGTCTTTAACTCGCAATATGCCGTTATCTACGGCTCTTATAGCTAGATTTCTAAGCTTGATATCTGGATCATTCGCATAATCAAGAAATTCTCTAGGATTAGTTCTAGCGTACTGTATCATGTCTCTTTTTAATTCCGAAGAAGTAAGTTTGGATACGTCTGCTCTAAAAACTATTCTACCTATTGCCTCTAAGTCTTCTATAGGCATTTCTCTTGCAGTTAACTGAGCATCTAAGACATACTCTTCAAAATCTAATTCTTCTTGAGCATCACGATGTGGATCCCACTCTTCATATTCCACCCCATTATCAGGATGGTAGATGCTTAGAAATTTCTGTAAGTTCACATTGTTTGCTGGAACAGTTAACATACCATTTTCAAACTCAATAGGTGATGGTATCACATATCCATCCTGTTCATCCATGAAAGGAGTAATACTGTTTGTTGCGTAACGCAAAGGTCTATAGTTTTGTCCATCAAACCACTGTAATGGTTTGTTTCCACTATGTGAAGATCTAAGTAAATATGTAATTGGGCTTTTGTTTCCTAACAGAATATATCTTCTGTCTTTCATAACCCATTCTTCTTTTTTAGCACTAGGACGTGCTTTTGTAGTATTTGCCATTTTATTTTATTTTATTTTATTAGATTAAAAAAAGGGAAGTGTAGCCAAATGACTACACTTTCCCTAATAAATATTACTTCAATAATACGAAGTTATTTGCTCCCATAACACAAAGTGCACGCTCTGATAAGAAGTGTACTTGCATTGCATCAAGGTCGCTTGTGCTAGCTCCACCAGCAGAACCTAAAGTCCAAGTTTTATACTTGCGATCTTCAGCTTCAGACTTGCGGTAACGTACGTGTAAGAAAGGACGTTTTGCGTTCTTACCTAACACTTGATCGTAGATAGTAGTAGTACCAGCAGGAACTAATACACCATCGATATCGTCAATAGCACCACGAGTAGTAGCATCATTTAAGTATTTCCAGTCAGACTTATAGAAGTCATATCCGATGTTGAATCCAGAGAATCCAAGCTCTAAAGCCATATCTTTGTCGTTGTCAAACAATCCGAAAGATGCTGCACCAGCAGTTCCATAAGTGTTAAGACCTGCAAGCATGTTGTCAATCTCGAAAGATTTGTCACGGCTAACAAAAAGAACGTTCTCTTGAATAGCACCTTGCTTGTCTAATACTTTTACAATGTTCTCTACATCTGATTTACCAGCGATAGATCCAGTAGCAATATTACCTCTTGACTCGATAGCAGAGAATAAACCTTCTGTACCTTTATATCCTGCAGTTTCAGCAGCAGAACCAGATGCAGCAGTTTCTCCTTCTACCATAGAAGTTTCTAGGTAATCTTCAAAACGTAAACGAGTTTCGTGCTCAGACTTCAAATACCATAGATATCCAGTAGCTCCGTTTTCAGTAGTTACTTCAATCCATCCGATTTGAGCCATGTCAGAACCAGCAACTTCGTATTTGTCTTTGATAATAATTGGGCTATTTTCAAAGATATCTACGTTAGCTTCTAGAGATCCTTCCATTCCTCCAGTTCCTTTTTTGAATTCAGAACCGTAAGCATAGATAGTTAATCCTGTTGTACCAGTTAAACCAGCACCAGTAAGTGTAGCACCACCATAAGCAGCGACAGTAAAGTCAGCTCCGTTAGCGTCTACAGATGTAATAAGAGCCTTTGCTGTGTTAGTTCCATCAGAAATGATTACTGTTTGGTTAGCACGGAAAGGGTGAGAAGCTGAGGTGATAGTTTCACCAGAACGAGAAGCAGCTTTTACGATTAGGTGTAAACGACCTTGCTCTGTCCATTTGATAAGGTCAGAGTTTGAAGGAAGTTCAGCACCTACTAAACGTAAGAAAGATGCAATCGAACGGTTTCCATAACGCTCAAATTCTTTTTCATAAAGATCAGGGAGATACTGATTTAAAAAATCAAAATCTGTGATATAGTTAGTTGATAACACCGACTTAGTTGGAGCAGGTGTAATCGGTACTCCAGCAGGAGTAGGTGACATTGTTACAGCCATTTTAAATAATTTTTAAGGTTTTTAACTTCTTTTTCTAATTTTCAATCTAGAACCAGCATCTTCAGTTACAGCCCTGAATTTAGTTGCCCCATCACTGCCAGTAACTACGTTTTGTTTTACAGACATGTCAATGTTTTTTGTCTCTTTTACTAGACCATTAACAGCATCTGCAGTTCCCAAATCGTAGAAATACTTGGCGAATGCATCAGGATTGTTTGCTACAGTCATCGCTTTATGATAACCCACAGCATCACTAACTTCACCTTTTTCATTCAAGAAACCTCCTACGAAGTTTGCTATGTTTGAGTTTCGGCTTTTTACGGACTCTTTATCCTTTAGTTTGTAAACCTGTTTCTTTTCTCCTAAGTCAAACTCGAAACCTTCGATTTGATTGAAAAGTTCATCGGTTTTGTTTTTGAAAACCTCAGCTCTCTGTTTCACTAAAGAATCCTGCTTTTCCTGGTTCTGCTTATATTCGCTATAAAAGTTAAAAGCTTCTTTATACTGTTCAGGTACGTTGGCTTCACTTGACTCAAGTGGCTTGTAGTATTTCTCCTTCTGAGTAGAAAAATGCTCTTTAGCTTTATACAACTCTTCTTTTAATGCAAGTTTTTTGTCTCGCTTCGAATCTTCACTATCATCATCATCAGACAAAAAATGTTTTCCAATGTGATAAGATATGTCTTCATCGTCAAAATGTGGCTTGTTTTCTTTAATGTATGATTTTAATAAATCTAATTCAGACATACTATCGTAGTCTTTGCTTAAATTCATATAATCAGACAAGCCTCTTCCTGTCTCTTTTTGATACTTTAAAAAGGCTTCCACATCTTCTGT